CAATAACCGATCAACCGGGTCTGCTCAACTTGCTAGGCGTAGGGCTGTGAATGTTACTTGCACTCTGGTTCGACTTTTGGAACCCGGCTGATTGGGTTACTGGTCCCACACCGCCTCCGGTCGTTGTCACACAGCCCGGGGCGGGCGGGGGCCATGAACGTGCGGGCCACGACTACTGGGAAGCTCGGGAAGCGATGCTACGGCGTCATCTCCCGATGCGTGCTCCCAAGAGCGCGCCAGAACCGATTAGGACGTTCGCACGAGAAAACAACAAACTGGTTCGTCAGTTGCGAACGGTTCCAGATGTGCCAGATATGGCACGACTTCTGGAAATCGGTGAAAAAATCAATCAACTATCTTTACAGATAGGCAATATTGAAGTAGTGTCTGACGACGAAGACGCGATACTCGCGATCCTTCTCTGCTGACTGGGCGTGACGCCCGGTTATGCGTCATGCCGTGATGGCCGACGTGTTCCCCGCGTAGGGGGAGCATTTCATTCCATATTTTGGAGCCATCATGGCAGTCACTTCCTTTGCTACAGGCGATTCCCTCGCGGTAAAGCTGTGGTCTAAGAAAATGGCCGTGGAAGCACTCAAGCAGACTTGGGTGTATAAATTCATGGGCCGGGATAGCAATTCTGTTATCCAAATTTTTGACGAAACCAGCAAGTCCGAAGGCGATCGTATCCGTATCCCGCTTCGCCGCCTTTTGGTTGGCGCTGGCGTGCTGGGCGACCAGACGCTTGAGGGTAACGAAGAACGTCTGAACTACTACTCGGACGACTTGTTCATCAACCAGCTTCGGCATGCGGTTCGCGAAGGCGGCAAGTTCACGCGCCAACTCGTTCCGTTCGACATTCGCGAGAATGCTCGTGCTTCGTTGCAGGACTGGTGGGCTGATCGTGTCGATACGTGGTTCTTCAACCAAATCTGCGGCAACACGTTGCAGTCTGACGTTCGCTATACCGGCATGCAGTCGGCTATCGCGGCGGACTCGCAGCACGTTGTTTTCCCTGCTGGCACGACCACGACGGGTTCCCTGTCGAACTCGGCCACCATGCTGTTCACGTTGACGCTGATCGACGTGTGCGTGGAAAAGGCGAAGACGATGGACGTTCCGATTCGTCCGGTCATGATTAACGGCGAAGAAAAGTACGTGATGTTCCTTCATCACTCGCAAGTGACTGACATGCGTGTCACGACTGCGACGGGTCAATGGTTCGACATCCAGAAGGCCGCATTGCAGGGCGGCAACATCACTAAGAACCCGATTTATACCGGTGCTCTCGGTGAGTACAACGGCGTGATTCTCCATGCGTCGAACCGCGTTCCTGCTGCGATCTCTGGCACGGTCGCTGTTTCCAACACTCGTGTGGCGGCTTTCTGCGGCGCACAGGCGGCGGCAATGGCATTCGGTCGTGGCTCGGGTCCGGAGCGCTTTGATTGGGTCGAAGACTACTTCGACTACGACAACCAGTTCGGCGTGGCTGCTGGTGCTGTCGCTGGTCTGAAGAAGATGGTGTTCAATGGTAGTGACTTTGCCACGATCGTCTGCCCGACGTATGCCGCTGCGCATACTTCGGCATAAGGAGACATCATGGCTACGCTCACTTCCACGGCATGCCAGACCTCTGCTTCCGGGTTCTTTTTGAACCCGCCGAAGTACATCGAAAACGGCATGGTTGTCCGTTCTGCTCAGTACACGTTTGTTGCTGCTCAGTCGGCTGGTGACGTTATCCAAATGGTCCCTGTTCCAAAGGGTGCTCAAATCGCCGGGCTGGTAGTGCAATACGCACTTGCCACTGGCGCTGCGATCACTCAGGGGTCGATTGGTGACGGCGGCAGTGCGGCGCGTTACATGGGTACTCTGTCTGCCTCCGTGGCTGGCGTTGTCACCTATATGACAAGCGGGCTGGGCTATTCGTACTCTGTCGATGACACGATTGACATCGTGGTCGGCACTGCGACTTCGGCCTCTGTCGGTGGCACAGTTCGTGTGACCGTGACTTACTCGATGGATCAGGCCGGAGACGGCAACAGTTAAGGAGTAGATCATGGCTGCGACTTATACATCGTCAGCTTGCCAAACGAATGCGTCAGGTTTTTTCATCAACCCGCCGAAGTACTTGGCCAGTGGGATGATTGCCCGTTCCGTGCAGATTGGGTTTCCCTTCTCTGCATCGAACACGGCAGTCGTCCAAATGGTCCCGGTTCCGCGCGGCGCCAGCATCCATGATGTGATTTTTTCATGGGACACGGCTGGCACGACTACGCAGATCACGGCGAACGTCGGAGATGGAAATGCGACTGGCCGCTACATTGCGGCCATCTCGGCAACCGGTTCTGGCGTAGCTCGGGCTGGCTACGGCGTGGCGTATTCGGGCAGCAACTTGCAGTCGATTTATTCGACGGCAGGAGGCATCGGATACTCCTATTCCGTTGATGACACGATCGACATTTACGCGACGGCTGTCGCATCTGGTTCCACGGCCCCGGCTGGCACGCTTCGGCTTGTCGTGCTGTATTCGATGGATCAGGCAAACGACGGCAACAGCTAACGGTTCCACGGTAGTACCCCTTTAGCCCCGGTTCGCCGGGGCTTTTTTGCGTTTTGGCGTAGAATATTGTCAAAATTCACCCAAGGAGTGAACCGTGGAAGTACAAATGCACTTGCCCGCTGAGGCAAACAAGCTAATCGGCGTTGAAGTGAAGCCAAAGAAGCGCAATCTGTACTATGAAGCTACTGAATTAGACAAGGTTGGGAAGCACGAGAAGGCCGAAGCCATCTATCACGAACTGCTGGCCAACGACTTCGACAATACAGTGGTGCTCGCCAGTCTCGGCATGAACTACGCACAGACGGGCAAGTATGGTCTTGCGTTCTGCGTCATGCAGAAGGCGCTCGACAAGTACGACGAACGATTCCAGAAGGATTTGAAGTCTGTCGGTGTGGATGTGGCCATCGAAGACAAGATGCACAAGGGCAAGTTCCTGAAGCTGAAGAAGTCGGAACTGTGCAACGCCATCGGGACGACTTGGAAGCACGAGAACAAGATTGAACAGGCTCGCTACTGGTTTGAGAAGGCGGGCAAGATTCTCGGTGAACCGAACGCCGACATTTACAACAACCTCGCCACGCTCTATATCAACGAAGGTCTCCCTCACAAGGCGATTGGCCATCTTGAGGACGCGCTGAAGGCTGACCCGAACCATCCGCAGGCCCAGTGGAATCTCTCGCTGTCGCATCTGGAGATGGGTGACTACGAGAAGGGGTTCAAGCTCTACGGTGCTGGTAAGCGTGCCGCCGTGCGTGCTGAACGCAACTACTCTGTCGGGACGACTCTCCCCACGCCTGAGTGGGATGGTACGAAGGGCAAGACGCTGGTGGTCTACGGTGAGCAAGGCATTGGCGATGAGATTATGTTCGCCTCTCTGCTGCCTGACGTGATGAAGGACTGTAACGTCATCTTCGAATGCCACAAGCGGCTGCACCGACTGTTCTCTAACTCCTTCCCCGACATCCCGATCTACGGGACCCGGGAGGATGAACGCATTGTCTGGGTCTCAGGCCCAGACGGTAAGCCACGCTATCAGATAGACGCGAAGATCGCTATTGGCGACCTTCCGAAGTTCTACCGTCCGAACATCGAATCATTCCCCGGGACTCCTTATATCAACCCGACTGCCGAAGCTTCGGTGAAGTGGGCGAAGAAGTTCAACGAAGTGTTCACGGACGGGAAGCCTGTTATCGGTATCAACTGGAAGGGCGGTCATAAGAAGACGCGAGTGGAAGTGCGCTCTGTGACGCTGGAACAGATGCTTCCGATTCTCAGCCAAGATGCTCATTTCGTATCACTGCAATACACGGATGGGTGCGAGCAAGAGATTTTCGAATTCGAGCAAGCTCATGGGATCAAAATCCACAACTGGCCGGAAGGGTCCAAGAATGAGCAATACGATGAGACGGGTGGAATGGTGGCAAATCTCGATCTTGTTATCACCGTCTGCTCGTCAATCGTTCACTTGGCTGGATCAATGGGAACCCCCACATGGGTGCTCACTCCATCTCGCCCGGCGTGGCGCTACCGTCTTGATTTGTCTT